GGACCCGCTAGTAAATTATTTGATGGTAAAGAAGTATTAAAAGATATTGGTAATATGATATTATTTTCTTTTGCTGGACACGATACAACTGGACATACTTTAACTTGGTTATTATACGAATTATGTAAACACCCATATTACAAACAAAGACTTATTCGAGAAATAGATGAATATTGGTTGAGGAATAAAGAACCCGCATATGAAACTTTTAATAAATTACCTTTTATGACAAGATGTATTACTGAAACTTTGAGAATGTGGCCCGCTTTAGCAAATGGAACATACAGGGAATTAGAAAGAGATGATAGTATTACTGGTATTAATGGTGAAAAAGTATTATTAAAAAAAGGAACTTATGTTCAAATTATGAATTTTACAAGGCATAGAAATCCTGAATTATGGGATAATCCTCATATATTTAATCCCGATAGAGAGTTTAAGGATTCAGAGATATGGGAACATAGAGGATTTGGCGGATACAATGTTCAGAGTGATAGATTTTCACCTTTTGCTTATGGGCCAAGGAATTGTTTAGGTAAAAATTTCTCACATATGGAAATGAGATTAATTTTATTAAATCTTTTTAAAGATCATGATTTTAAATTATCTGATGAACAGGTAGATACCATAGATGATACTAAATATATGGGTATAAATACATTCACTATGGGACCAGCAGATATAAAAGGAGGTCTTTTAGGAATGTATATTAATATTTATCCTAGAAAATCTAAAATTTAAAAGTATTAGTTATTATTTAAAAATCATTTTATTATTAAATATAGTATCAATGCCTAAAAATCAATTATTTAAGAATGTACCAGATTTACAAATTGTTCAGTCTGTTTTAGAAGCGTTCGGTCTAGAAAATATTGAAGATACAAGGTTATTTACAAAAGAACATATGCAAGATGTAGAAACTGTTCAGAAATTAACTCTTTTAATCCCTACATTAAAAGAATATTATATCCCTTGTAAAAGTAAAAAATATTTAATCGATTTAAATGAAAAAAAATGTATTACGATTCTGAGACAATTTATTAAAATACATCATTATAAATGTATTGGAATGGAAAAATCTATTAAAGGGAAAAAATGTATGACTTATCGATTAATTTATTCTGAAGAAGATTATTTAAAATCACCGGAATGTAAAGAAAAAAAAGAATATGTACTTTCTTTTGAATAAAATTTGATTTAAAATTTTTAAACATTAAAATAATTAAAATACCTTTAAAATGTCTTTGTGAAAATGAATTTGGAATATCCAGATATACCATTGAAACAATATCCAAAGAAAATAGATAATTTATTTTCATTTAATACTTGTCAGGTTGCTGTAAATTATTGGATATATGATAAACGTAAGAGAATAGTTGTTCATACTGGTTCTAGTCGTGCTTGTGGGTGTAATCATCATAAAACTTCAATTCACGCTGAACAGAAGGCTTTAGAATATTTAAGAAAACATAAAAAAAATCGCAATCTCCAAGTTTATATATGGAGATGGAGTAAATGTGGAGAAATAAAATCTACATATTGTTGTTTATCCTGTAGTCAATTAATCAAGAAATATGGTTATGAAAAAGATATATTTACTTTTGATAAAGAAAATGTAATTAATGCTTTAGTAGATGAACCTGAATTATCTCTTGCTTATAAGATAAAGTATGATTTGACTCGTTAATTATTTTTTTTTAGTTTTGAAATCTGTTCTTTAAGAATTTCAATTTCTGATTCAAGTTTAAATTCACTATCTTGGAGTCTTCGAATTCGATCTTCAGCAACTTGTAGATTTAAACGAAGATTATCAATGATATCATTATAATATTTATCCATACTTTCTTGGAACATTTGAGAACTCATTTTATCTATATCGATTGTAGAACTCATACTCACTGAACTCATTTTAAATATTATTTAAAATAATTTAAAGTATTTTATTTAAATCAAATTTAAAATGTATTTTACATATACATTGCTTGATAAGTTGATATTTCTAAATCCACACTATCTGAAATAAAATCTTTATCAGCAATAAACCAGTGATTAGTGATATTATTCGTAAAATGTTCATTAATATCAAATATTTCAGTTCCATCTGATAGTTTTTTCTCCGAAAGATCGATACGTGTTAACATGGGTGAAACAAGTCTTTCGGCTCCGTCACCTAAACAAAGTTCAATCAAATCTGAAGCGCTATCATCATAGTATTCTATATCAGATATACGAGAAGAATCTAATTTACCGACTAAATATGATTTCTCATCCAGTTCAGATACTAATGTTCTATCCATAGTATAATGTTCGTAACCTTTCTTTTTTAAATTTGTATAAACCCATTTTGCCTGATTAATATCATCACCATATTCTTCCGAAAATTCATGGATTAGTTTTTCGTCAGGCATTAACACAAAATCAATATTATCTAATAAAGAAAATATATCTAAATCTAATCTTATTTCTGTTTCACTTATAGTTGGTTCAGATTCTAATTGATATTGATAAATTGATTCTTCGGCGAATTGTTTAATTAACATAAATGTTAAACCTTTATAGATTGAAATAATATTATTACATAGTTTTTCAATTGATTTTTTCATTTGAGGAGATTTCTTTGCCCAATACTCAAATAAATATTGACAATCTACTGGTCTACAAACATCTATTTTTTCTCTTTTATCATCTTTACCTTCCCATAATTCTGGAGACCACTCTTTATTCATTTTTTTTATATCTCCGGTTTTAATATTCTCCCACCAGAAAATATCCCCACCTTCACTATCATCTTCACCAATCGCCTCAAGAGCAGTTATATTTCTCCATTGAGGCTCGTGCTCTGTATATTTTTTTTCTATTTTATCTTTATCATTTTGTAGTTTTTCTACATAGTTTCTGGCTTTCTTGATTTTTTTTGCTTGGACCTTATTAGAGACCTTTTCCTCATATTTTTTTTTAGCATGTTCTAATTTATTTTCAATTCCCGACAATGCATATTCTAATGGTAATACTTTATTATATCTCTGATTCGAACCACGATTTAAATAATAAAGACATAATAAATATAATTCCTCGTTAGCTGATAATTTATCCGAAGATTTAACTTTTTCTAATATTTGCCATACGATTAATGCATTTGCCAAACATACACGATTACAATCAGGATCTAAACTATCATTTTTATTTTCTAATAGTAAAAGACCTTGTTTAATACCTTCTGATAAGAAACTACCACTACCACGCCATGATCTTTCTAATACATTATCTTCACCTGTAAAATTATTATCACTTATACCCATTTTTTTCAATGATTCATTCAAAAGATGAACATAAGTAGAAGTATCTTCTAATTCTGGTTCTGGTTCTGGTTCTGGTTCTAATTCTGGTTCTGGTTCTGTTTTTTTATCAGTTTTTTGTGATTTATTCATTTTCGCTTTTCTCAAAGATTTGCTTTTTTTCCTTTTTATTATCTTTTTTCTTTTTTTAAACGTTTTTTCTTTTTTACGATTTAAACGTTTTGTTCTTTTCATATATATATATATATATAAATTTAAAATGTATGTTGTTTATCTACTCAAATGTGAAAACTATTCATATGTGGGTATGACAAATGATATTTTTAAAAGATTACGTCAGCATAATGGTGAAATCAAAGGCGGAGCTAGATATACAAGTAAGAGGCAAGGATGGTATCCTGTATTAATTATAGATGGATTTCAAGATATGAAATCTGCTATGCAATGTGAGTGGAGATTAAAAAGAGGTAAAAAAGGAGTTATAGGAAGAATTAAATATCTTAATGATTTTTTAACGAATAATGAACGCTGGACAAGTAAGAGTGATATTATTAATGAACAAAATTTAATTTATTATTTAGATGTAGACTATAGAGATATTTTCAATTATCCTACTAAAGAATTATATATGAAATAAGCATATATGAAATAAATATATTTAAAAGATTATATATATTATTCATATAAAATGATAGAATCAGAATATTATCAGAAATATAGGGGACCCCAATTATCTCTTGCTCAAATATGGAGACATGGTGAAGAAAAATTAGATATTACTGAATATATTAAAGAATACTATGGTCAAGAGAATAACTGGCAAGGTAAACTATATACATATGATGATATTTTCCCTAATAAAAATCACGAATATAAATTTAAAATTGAGTTTGTAGATGATAGTGGTAGAAATCACTGGTTTCATGGAATGATTGGTGAACCTGAACAATATTTTAATCCTCCACTTGTCTCGCCTTATAATCAACTTAACCGATAAATTTTTATCGTAAATTTATATTTTTTTCGCCAAATGTTCATAAATTTGATTTAGGATTATTTTATGTTTGATTAGTTTTTCTAAAACAACAACTCGCAGTTTTGTGAGTTCCAGCTTTCCCGCTTTTAATTTAATTTAAATTTTAAATTTTATAATGGACGAGGATATGTAGCCTCGGGCGGGCGAGAGGCCCGCTAAAAGGGGATGATGTGTCATCTCTCCGATGTTGGCTCTGCCCCATCTTGACAGGTGAGACCTAAGATGGATAAACGGGCGCTGCTATAGTCCAGACGCTTTAGGTTAGCGTCGCAGTAGACACAAAAGGATTAGTCGCCGTTCATACTAGGCGCCAGTTATTATCTTGAGTAGGTTGCTGATCACGGCGGTCGGGGACATTCCCATAAGTATAAGACCAAATATACACACCCTATTGGTGATTATGGGCGCAAAAATAGACAGAACTGAGTATGGGTCCGAGTAGCTTGTGGCCTTAATATTGAATCTCTGTGGAATAAAAAAGATACAGAGGCATATCCGCATTTCAGGTCGCGTCCTCCTGATGGGCGCTCATAAAATAATGTTAGTATGCTAGGAATGCTGGATGTGTGAGAGGGATGCCGCTGGTTGCCCGAACTCAAACAATACCTATCAATTTAAACCGGTGTTAAACTCCGGAGCTAATAGCCACCCCAGTGTGGTTCCCATTATGGGGATTAGAGTTATTCTAATCAGATTGAGATAATCATGTCACCTAACCTCCCGAGCAGATTAATTTCGGCAGGAGAGTGGAGACCTCTGTGTTGCAGGCTTTGTTGATAGGATATACTAAATTTTTTTTGTAAATTTGATTAGTATTTTTAATCAGTTTTTAAAAATTATAATTATATAATCTTTCTGTATGGAAAATAATCTCATCTATGTTCAATGGCAAAATCTAGAACCAGAAGAACAAAATTTCTATCTTGAGTTTCATGGTAGTATCATCAATAATATAAGGCAAATTCCAGATAATGAAGAACTCATATACTATGAGGAATGTTTTCCAACAGAAGGTCATATTAACTATGTACTTGAAACAGATGTAAACTCTTCCCCCACACTAAACTTCCGTTTAACAGATGGCCAACGTAATTCAATTATAGATTGGATTAGGGTGAATCTACATGAACATCGCGAATCCATCAATACAATATAGCTCTATAGGTTAGTTCACTAAATAAGTATAAATATTATGATTAATTTTTTTTATCTTATATTCATAATTTTTCGCTAAATGTTCATAAATTTGATTTCAGATTTTGTTAGGTTTTAATCAGTTTTTAAACACTCGGTCTGTGAAAAATCAGGCACTCTCAACCACTCTTAAGCACTCTTAAGAACCCTCAAGAACTCTTGCTATCAACAAGCATGGCTTCGCAGTTGACCTTTCCTCCGGGAGTATTTCAGACTATCTGTATCGAAGACCCAGTCTACTGGGGTGGAGAAACGGAAATAGAAATCTCACTTATCCCAAAAACCATAAATGGTTGTCCGGTTGGTGGGATGTTCTCGATCGATGGTGAAGACGCCTACATCATCAATGAGTTGATGGTAGCTGTAGAAGAGGAGCGAAACAAGGAACTTGACCGCAAGATTCGTATTCTTGGAGAGGTTATGGATGCGATGAATCACTATGATGGAGAGTGGTATTCTCGCATAGATACTTGGTCACACATCTTGCCCCTAGATGGAGGAGAAGATGAATGGCCTCTCCATCGGGTATGGGCGCACTTCATGTTGTGTCCAGAATATGAAGTATCGCAAGTTCTCCAAGAAGCAGAGGAAGACTTTGAATACGAAGCTTGGATTAACTCCAAGCAGTACAACCAGTCTCTTGAAGAATACAATAGGCACAAGCTCTTGGCTTACGAGAAGGGTCAATCCCCAAACTGGGTAGGTGAGTGCACTGGTGACTTTGCAATTACCACCAAAAGTCAAGGTAAGTCTTGTGTTCTCTACCAGACATCTCTCAAGGAGCGCTACTTGGTTGATGCGGTGATTCAAACTGAGTATCCCGAAGACAGAGGAAAGAAGGCTTACGCAAAGGCATCTTCCGCATATGGTGATATTTACATCCCATACAAGTTCTATGGTTATATCGGTCAACCCGGTTCACCGCAACAAATGACGATTGCCCTTCAAGATGTCGGAGATGGAAATCGTAAAGCTAATGGTTTCCGTTGGACTTGCATCTACACTCACTAAAAACATATAAAACCAAATAAAAATACAGAAAATACATAAAACCAAATAAAAATACAGAAAATTAGTTTAGATAAAGACAAAAAAATTTTTTATCGGTTATGATATTTTTTTTATGAATTGTTCATAAATTTGATTTTGAGATTGTGATTTTTTAATCAGTTTTATAAAACTCACTTGTCTGTTTAATATCAGGCACCCGTTACTAGTACCCCAGTTATGGCTACTTTTAACGATATCCCCTTCGAAGTGTTTACCAGCGCAATCCTCCCACATTTGGGTATTAGACCTGTGTGTATACTAGCTCAAGTAAACAAGTTGTGGAAAGATTTCGCAGATGATTCCATAGTTTGGAAGCATCTATATCTCCAAAACACACCTTCCAAGATTCTCGACACCAGTGTTCATATTGGACCAAAATCGGCACGCCAACGGGATCACGATAAAGAATACGAAGTTTTTCGAGAAACCGGTATAGTATCTCCACATATATTCTGGGAAGGTAAACCATTTACACCGGAGCCCACAAAGCGCTGTAGAGACTCAAACTGGTTTCTAAATAATAGTTGGTGTTGCGATTGTATGCCTCGCGAACTTAAATCTACACTTAAATCGTGGAGAGAAGTTCGCACCGATGGTGTTGATACGGATGATTTCCCGTGTCTACCAGGTTATGGAAACTATCGCGACACAGGTATTTATTGTGCTTATGTCAACTCAAAGTGGCAAGAGTACAATAGAGAGAAAGGTCTTTCTACCCATAACCTGTGTCAAAATCCTGACCACTATGATATAAGTACTCTAGGAGCGCTAGAAGATTGTAAAAAGAGAAAATCATTCAAGAAATGGACACTCAAAATTCTTGAAAAAGAGCGCAAGGCAAGATTAGCCAAGGCAACTCGGGAAAAGAAGGCTAAGTTGAAAAAGCTCGAAAAAGCACGCCGAGTTATGGAAATAATTGAACGCGAATACCTTGAAGCAGAGGAAGCAGAAGAAAAAGCAACCAAGATGTTTAACAATATCTCTCAAAGCGTCAAACTAGCTTAGAAATATAAATAGAGAAATATAGATACAAAAAACATAAAAAGAAAATATATAGCAGAAAATACATAAAAAGAAAATATATAGCCAAAATACATAAAAATTTTTTATGAACTATTGTTGTTCTTTTTTATGATAAAATTTGATATTAAAAATATCTTTTATATTTTAAAATAATCTGAACAATATTTAATCTTAAAAACCATGAAATTGATCTATATCGGTTTCACGTTTATATCATTTTCGGGAATAGCATTTTGGAGAGAGAGATATGGACTACATGATCCGTCGAAACCGAAAAGTGATAGCATAGATAGTAGAGTTAAGCAGGGGAATCGTATACTTTCTCTTTTCCACATGATTACTTTTCTTGCGGGTGCATTACATCCACTTGAAAGAGAAAATACAAGGTTTATGCGTCTCACATTTGGTAGTTTATCCTTAATAGGTTCTCAAATAATACTTCAATTTATACTTATGATACTAACTGAATTTTATGTTCAGTATGATGTTCAAGTATCAAATAAAGAGAAATTTAAAGAAGATGCTCGGACTTTGATTAAACAACAAGATATTCAATACAAAGAAAATAGTGATTCTTATTTAGAGATAGAAATTCTTAAAAATGAAATTTCAAATCATAAAGAAAAAATACTAAGTTTAGAAAATAAATTTGAAGATGTAAAATATATAAATAGTTCGCTTCATTCTAGGTTAGAACGTATATCTGAAAAAGATAGTGAAAAGAAAAAGTTTTTAAGTGAACTCTTCAACCTTATTGAAGCGTATAAAACACTAGTACCTGAAGGTGATTATATCACTATGTGTAATCTTTTAAAAAACTTGTATGAATAATTATCCTTCTTTTTAGAATTAATTTTTTATGAATTATTATTATTCTTTTATCAAATATCCTTTATAAATTTGATTTCCTTTGGTTCATATTCAAACACACATTTAATAAGAGTAATAATTACTGAAAAGTATCTCAACTTAATTCACAATGCAAGGGTTTTCTGATTCCGATAAGTTTCTTTTCAAGTTGGATGAAGATTCGGGGAATCTTATGCCCGTTCACTATCGTGAACTGGGTGAGAAGAATGATAATCTTTATGGACCAAGAGTTAAATGGTCTGATGTTGCTCTCAATGGTGTTCCACTAGAGAAGACATTTGAGTATGAAGATGATATAGTTCAACTAAAAGAAGAAAGAAGCGTTCCTAATAGAGGACCGAAGTATATTATGGTGAATAGCAGACCATCACAACCTCTACCACACGTTGAAGAAGTAGAAGACAAACATTGGGTAAAACGTCTTGAAAGACTTTATCCAATGAATTATCAGGAGGCAAAGAAGAAGAGGAAATCCATAGAGAGATATCCAGTGAAGCCGAAGGGTAAGAAACAGGTTAGAGATGAGAAGATAAACTCTTCATCGGATAAGTTTCTAGAGATTACCGATGAGAAATTGGGAGGCGAGATTTCACTAGATTACACGATTTACATTCAGAAGAAAGACGATTACAAAATCATCAAAGAAGGATTGATGCGAACACCAGGTGATCCTTTCTGGCCGCCACAATACAACATCATCAAGGTTCCCATTCGAACAAAGTATTGCCCTCCTCTTCATTGGCTAGAACCTGAAGTGGATTGGGAAAAGATTTGGATTCATGTAGACGAACTCAAAACAGGTAAGAAAAGAGATTATCATTATTACCCAGATGATTGTGGATATGGTCCATGTATCTACTTTTACGATAAAGATAGTGATGACTTGAATTACAATTTTGACTGGACAAAAGACTATATGAATATACAGCGTTATTTTGGCGATTACAATGTTTATTATTAAACAAACAATCTAGATTATAAATATTATTAATTTTTTATCATTTAAAATTTAGAATCTATATTATTTATAAAAGATGGAAGAAAGACAAAAGATTAAAAATAACATTATTAAATTATCACATAGTATAGTTGTATCAGGTTTATCTAGTGCCTATCTATATGAATCAAACCTATTCATAAAAAATTTAATATTTTTTATTTCTTCAACCTATTTCTATTATGATAGTAAACTATTATTAAAATGTGATAAAATAGATTATCCTATGTTATATCATCATATTCTAGCATTATTGTTATTATTCGGATTTTATATAGATTATTATGGAGGTGTATTGATTTATTTATATAATTTAGGTGAATTATCTAATATACCTATGTATATTACATATCATTTAAGAAAGACAAGTCCAAATATGAATCTTATTGTATGTTCAAATGTGTTACAAACATTATTTTATGGTTATTTTAGAGTATATTGTTTCACTCGTTTCCTGATAAAACATACATATTTAATGTATACTCCGTTAGTACCTCTCTTAGGAATTTATTTGATGGGATTAGTATGGTTTTATACATTATGTAAACAAGTTTACGAAGAAAGGGTTACGATAAAATATATTATACTTGATAGATTCCTACAAAATGTATAAATTTGATTTAAAGTTAATTTTAGTAAAGCAAATACAATGAGTGAAGGAAAAGAATGCTGTTTAACAGATATAAATGAAATATCACATATAGATAAAAGATTTGATAAAATACAATCTATAATAAATTCTCTACCAGAAGAAGAACAAGATAAAATAAAGTTATTGAAAAATAAAGATGTAATCTCATGGATATTTGGTCATACTAAATTTTTTGAACCTGAAAACCCGGTTGTATCATATGGAAATAAATATATTCAAGTAGATACAGGGGGAGTTTATAAATCTGGAAAAAGGAAAGGTCAAAGAAAAATGAAGAAAAAAAAATATGAAGATAAAAACAAACCTAAATACAAATATAATAAAGGTCAAATAAAAGAAAAGAGAAGGGAAAATGAAGCAGAGTGGAATATGAAATTAATGAAAGAAATCCGCCCAGATTTATTTAAAAAAGAGCATTCTCAATCATCATTATTTGGACTATTCGGTGAGATCTTAGTAAAAGAATATTATATTCTAATAGGTGAATTTAAATCAGATAAACCTGATAAAAAAGCTGGACATGATTTGGATTTAGAAACTATAAAAGAAATGATAGAAGTAAAAACTGGTTCTTACTTTACGACAGGAACTGCGGGGGAGAAAATATATGGAGTCCCTTACAAATATTCTGAAGTACCTGATTTATATGGGAAACCACTTCTAATTATATTGATTGGTGGTGATAAAAATGATTCTAGTTTAGTATGTGAATCATCCCCTAAAAAAGAGAAAATGAAGAAAATTTGGAAAGAAGAATTTAATATAACTTTTATATGTTTTAAGAGTCTCCTTGATAATTTATAATAACAACCTCTTCTGTTTTAGCTCCAGGATTTTTAGAATTTATCGCCCTCCTACATGATATTACATGATATTTATAGATATCATCACTTAAGTGTTCCCTTATCAAAGATACATTTGCATTACTCATCATAAATTTAGAACCTATTGGTAATTCATTGCACATAGTAAATAATTTTTTATGTTGATTTAAATCAAATCCTTCTTTATTATATCCTACAAAGGATTTTTCATCTTCGGGGGCATAAGGTGGGTCTAAATAAACAAAATCATCAGGAGATACTTTTTTTAATGATTCACTAAAATCAGAATGAATAAATGTAACCCCTTGAATCAATTCAGAAAATTTTAAAATATCATATTCAGATAAATTAATAGTATAATAATGACCGCATGGAATATTCATTCCATTTGGACCTTCTCTATACATACCTCTAAACCCTGTTTTATTCATAAAGATAAAATATGCACTTGCTATTAAAGTAGTTTTATCTTTTATTTCATTATATTGTTTTCTTATCCAATAATAATATGATTCTTTACATGTTAAACCTTCTTTTTTTGTTTTGGGTTTTTTGTTTCCTTTTTCTTCAGATAATTCATGGTATTCTGTAATTATTTTTGATAATTCTTTATAAACTTCTTTTGGTGAAGATTTAATATTATTATACATAGAAATTAAAGGAAGATTAAAATCATAAGCATGTATAGAACCTTTGATAATTATTTTTGAATTTTGTTGGCACCATAATAATGCCAGTAATACACTGCCTCCACCAATAAAGGGTTCATGATAATTATTCATTTTATTTGGAAATTTATTAATGATATGTTGTATATGTTTTTGTTTTCCACCAACCCATTTTAAAAGTGGATGAGGTAATAATTTTTTATCAATATCCATACTATTATTTAATTAATATAATCATTATATTTTAAATCAAATTTCAAAAATTTGATTTTATGTTTTTTGAATTTAACTAAAAATAAACAATCATAAATGGATTCTCAGAGTAATACAGAATTTGGTACTCCAATGTCTTCTTGCCCTGCTTCTCCTAAATCAATTAGATATTCTGAAACAGATATTGATAGATTAGGATTAAAATTTACAATGGATGGTGGTGCAGATGGACATGATATTTATTCTTCAATTGATGAAATTTTACATAATCTTATTGATTTAATGACTGAAAATATTTCTATCAATTTTATTCCAGATAAATTTTGGTCATTTGAATTTAATATTACAGGTAATATTGAAAATCCCAAAGATAAACTTGAAAATGGTGTCCGTCTTTTTGGAACAAAGGGGAATGTTGGTAACAATGATATTTCTAAATTTGGTAAAGGAATAAAATGTTCTGCTCATTGTATTTTCCCTGATGGAAAGATGATTCTTGGATTAATAATAAATAAAAAACTTCATATGGCAGTTTATAATCAAGGTACAGTTCAATCTATTTACCCAGATACAGAAGAATCTTCTCTGATTGAAAAGTATTATACAGAAAATGTAAAAATAGATTTCTCATTTGATAGTGGATTCTTAATCCTTTGTAATTATAAATCAGATGATTATGAATATATTTTCCAAGAATATCAAAGTTTTAAAGGTTCAGATTTGGAATATGATGAAGAAGAAAAAAAAACAATTTCTAATATTAAAAATCATATTTCCATCTGTTATTCACCATATTTAGACTCAAATTTTATAGAACCATCAGAGATAGATGGTTGTGAAAGAACTATCAAAGTTTATCTTTGTGATGAACAAATTAATTCATTTAGTCATACTAAATTTTCAGAAGATGATATTAAAGATAATGCTGAGTTAGATTATTCGAAAGAATATGAAGTTCGTGTACCATTTCGTAAAATCGAAGGTAAAACTATTTATGATTTCTCTAATATATATTTTAAGGATGAATCGTATCAGGAAATGACCTTTGACCTTAATGATAAAGGTAAAATAGCGATTGTTCCAAATTTAGAAGAAATTGGGATTGAACCATGTAATTATAATTCAGCGACAATTAGAATCACTAAATTATCTACTGAAGCACAGGGGCATTATATTAAAACATATCCTAATTATGAAAAGACTAAGAGTTGTAGTTATTTTGTATATAGAAATGGTGTTTGCTCAAATACAAGTTTTATTCCCTTTGAAGGTGATTGTGGTGCCGCGGGCCTCAGACCAACTGATTGCCCACAATTACGTGCAGAAATTCATTTCAATAATAGTTTTGATCCTGTAATTAATCCAGGTTCAAATAAATCTATTATTAGACCCAATGAAATATTTAAACAAAAAATAAGGGCGTTAGCCAAGCATGTACATAAAAATGTATTTAAGAAAATAGATAAACCACAAAAATCAAGAATTGAAGGGAATGATTATTTAGTTACATCAAATAATAGTATCTTGAGTATAGGAACGGGTAAAAAATTAGGAGAAATTAAGGGAGGTATAGCTAGATGGGATAAATTAAAAGGGATAAAAGCAAAGGGTAAGAAAGAATTAATGGAAAAATCTAAAAACATGACACCAATTTTATCTGAAACTATTGATAAACACACCGATATTAAAGATAAAAAAGATGCAAATTTCAGGTTATTTACTCCTAATCCAGAATCTTCAGAAGATGATATTCGAATCATTTCAAATCGTGAACATGCTATGATTCAAAATGATGTTATTCAAAGTGATGTATTAGAAGATGAAGTAAAATTAAAAGATAAACAGATTGATATTCTAAAAGGAGAATTAAATGATATTCTTCGTAGAATTAATCAAAATTATACTATTGTAGATTACAGAAATAATAGCGTATTAGATTTATCACATATTACACTAGACGCAAAACCTTGTTAAATTATAAAATCATATTAATATCTTTATTCACTTTATATACATATCTTATTATTTTTTTTCTTACCATCTACCATTCCATTTCTCCTAAAAAGTATTCATCTAATAATTTATCATAGTAATCTTTTACCTCTTGGTCTATCTCAATAGGATCTTCTTTTGAATATAAATCAAATGAATTAAATTCTAATACATCTTTTAATATAAATTCATCACCCTTCTGCATAAAATCATCATATGAACCACCTGTATGCCATGGATATAAACTATGATATCTTATCATATTCATAGTTCTATCTGTCATCTTATGTAAATCTTTATTGTGTTTGAGAACACCATATAAATATTCGTCGTGTCCAAATGATATTACTAAATTCTCTAAACCACAATTCTTTTTATAAATACACTTCTCATCATATTTATGATAGTCTGGATTAAGTTTCATTGTTTCGTAATAAACGATTGTCTCTGGAAATTTACAACCTAATACATATGTATCTCCTACTACATTATAACTCCTTTCGCCATATGAAAATAATACTTTCCCTAAATCATGAATTAAACCTGCTATTTGTAATTCTTTGTCTTCTGGATGCTTTTTACGAATTCTTTCAGCAGTTTGATATGCATGGATTGAATTCGCTACATCTAAATCAGGATCACTTGGATCTATAAAATCATCCATCATAGATAATGCCTTCTTAATAGTCATTTTACAATTATCATATTTACTATACTTTTTTCTCATCTTTAATGTATAATCTAAATCTACTTTTTTATGCATCTCTGCATAGAAGAGACTCTGAGGAGTATCCTTTTTATAATTTCTTAAATCACTCATTATAAAATATAATAAGAAAAAAATATTACTTTTTTTTATCTGAAATA